GACGCTAAAGGCGCTCAAGGAGATACAAACTATTACCCTACAGTAATTCAAAATAAATCGAATTACATTTATTGGATGGACCACAATTCATCTGGTACTAACTGGGGTTCAGCTGCAAGTGGTGTAACTTACACTGCTGTAACAGCTGTTAGTAATGTATCGTTATCAAATGGTGCAGACGGTTCAACTAGAACTAACGCACAATTGTTAACTTCTTATGAGTTGTTCGCAGACGCAGAAACAGTTGATGTTGGTCTTATCATAGCTGGTAAGGGTAACGCAACTCACATTGATAACTTAATTACAATCGCAGAAGACAGAAAAGACGCAGTAGTATTTGCTTCTCCTGAAAGAAGTGATGTAGTTGGAGTTACAAGTGCGGCTACACAAGCAAGTAATGTTGTTGGATTTTTCAACGGCATTCGTTCATCATCTTATGTGATGTTCGATAGTGGTTACAAATATATGTACGACAGATACAATGATGTATATAGATATGTACCATTAAATGGTGACTTAGCTGGACTTTCAGCGAGAACTGACTTAATTGCAGACGCATGGTACTCACCTGCTGGACTTAACAGAGGTATTATCAGAGGCGCAGTTAAACTAGCTTTCAATCCTAATAAGACACAAAGAGATGACCTATACAGAGCAAGAGTTAATCCTGTTGCTACTTTCCCAGGTCAAGGAACTGTTTTATTCGGTGACAAAACTGGATTATCAGCACCATCGGCGTTTGACAGAATTAATGTCAGAAGACTTTTCATTACATTAGAGAAGGCAGTAGCAACTGCTTCTAAATTCCAACTCTTTGAATTCAACGATGAGTTTACAAGAGCTAACTTTAGAAACATTGTAGAACCTTTCCTAAGAGAAGTGCAAGGTCGTAGAGGGATTACAGACTTTTTAGTAGTTTGTGATGAAACAAATAATACAGGCGATGTAATAGATAGAAATGAATTCGTAGCAGAAATTTTTGTAAAACCTGCTCGTTCAATCAATTTTGTTACATTACAATTCGTTGCTACACGAACAGGTGTTGCATTTGAAGAAGTCGCTGGATAATAGAGGAGAAAAAAGATGGCAAATATATCAGATTTCAAAGCTAAACTATCAGGCGGTGGTGCAAGACCTAATCAGTTTAAGGTTACAATGCCTTTTCCTGGTTACGCACAAGTTGGTGGCGAAATAGAAGACCTTGCTTTCTTATGTCGTTCAACATCATTACCAGGTATGACTGTACCTAGTTTTAATGTTCCTTTCAGAGGAAGAGCGATTAAAATAGCGGGAGATAGAACAATAGAAGATTGGTCTGTTACTTGTTACAATGACACAGATTTCAAATTAAGAAACGCATTTGAAAGATGGTCAAACGGTATCAATAACTTGACAGATAACGAAGGCTTGACTAATCCAGCAGATTACCAAGTTGACGCATTTGTTGACCAATTAGATAGAAACGGAGCAACAATTAAGAGTTACACTTTAAGAGGTGTTTTCCCTACAATTATTGCACCGATTGAATTGACATATGACGAAGCGACAGCGATTGAAGAATTTGCTGTTACTTTTGCGTATCAATACTTTGAAAGCAACACTACTACTTAACATATAAATAGTAGTAAAAATGGAGTAGTAATATTATGGCTGAATTATTTGGATTTTCTATCACTCGTCAAAAGAAAACGACGGATCCAAAACAAGGCTTTACTCAACCACAGGCAGATGACGGTACACAGACTATCGCAGCCGGTGGTTATTTTGGTCAATACCTCGACATGGAGGGAACAGCCAAGACAGAGCAAGACTTAATAAGAAGATATAGAGAAATAGCATTACACCCCGAGTGCGACATGGCAATCGAAGATATTGTCAATGAAGCAATTGTGGCTAATGAATTGAAAGACGCTATTAAATTATCTTTAGAAGAAGTACCCTTTGGTAAAGAAGTTAGACGAAAGATAGAAGATGAGTTTAAAGAAGTATTAAGGTTAATGAACTTTAATACAAAAGGTCACGACATATTTAGAAGATGGTATGTTGATGGCAGAGTTTATTATCACAAAGTAATAGACAGAGAATCAC